TCATCAGCAGATTGTGTTCCTCCACCGAAAGTCATTTTCATAAAACCTTCAGGAGTATATTCAGTTATAAACTTATCACTTGTTGTAACGTATCTCCCAACTTTAATTCCAGGTTGGTCAGAAACTTTGGTAGGGTCCTCAATGAATACTCTATCCTCAATTAACGCCTTAACCTCATACCATCTATTGTCTAAACCTAAAAACTCTTGTGATGAAGGCATATTCGCATATTGGGTACCATCTTTCAATAACACGCTAGTCACCCCTAAAACATTTTTCTCAGGTAGAAACATTTCAAAGAACGGTTTAACCTCATTAGGTGTCATCACTCTTTTATAAACTTTAGTAATACCATTAACAACGGTCTCTCGTTTTACAATTGTATAGTTAAGTAATTTGTTATTTGAATCGAAATTAGGTATTTTTAATCTATTAGGGAACCCATCAGCATTAATTGCCGATGCAAAATCAATATCGTAAACTGTCTCAAATACTTGACCCGCACCACTGACTTGTGAACCTCTTCTTAATATACCACAGTATCTTAAATCTTCTTTATCTCCAAAAGCGGGTACAGTGATTGAAAAATCAACTAAAGCAACTGAAGGTCTTTGACCTGGTACCTTTAATCCATACGTTCTTGCAATGTTGAATATTGACGACCTTTGTTGAGCGTATTGTAATACAGTTTCCTGAATACTTCGGTCAATGTTGAATTGTAAGTTATCACTAACCGCGGCGTTTAAATCTAATAACGCTGAGAACACTGACGCATCATTGAAATTGTCAATTAACTCGGGATAGTATGTTCGGGTAAAATTAATTAACTCAGTCCTTATTGACTGAAAATCCCTTGTCGTATACGATATTTTTTTATTAGCCATATATTATTAAATATTAATGATTACGAAATCACTCTGATTAAATGCGGAATCTGTGATTATATAATCAATTTTAATTTTAGCGGTGTGTTCTTTCTCACTTATACCAGGAACTCGATAAACTCTTACGTCTCCTTGGACATAAGTTCCTTTATCTTCTTCTCCGTCAGACGCGGCAGTCACACTTATTTTTGTTATGGTAATTCCTGGGATATATTCAGAAACCGAATCTCTTATTTCAGCCTCAATATCAGAAAATGTCGGACCATCCATAGGTTCAAAAATGTACTCATAAAGTCTTGTACCAAAATCGGGTAAATAATATCTCGTACCTTTTCTAGTTAATAATAAATGAATTAAGTTTGCCCTAACCTCTTCATCGCCATCTTGTGATAACGAAAGATAATTACCTTTTAAAGAATCTCTAAAAGGGAAGTTAACTCCATATGTTTTTCCTTCTGCCATATACTATAAATATAGTGTCGTAATATTTTCAATAAATAGATGTAAAATAAAAAATCACGACATAGTGTCGTGATTTCTGTCGTGATTATTTAATAACCACATTTCCTTTTTTGTGTTTTGGTTCGTAGGGACAATGTAAACATCCATTCCCACAACAACTACCCCTTCGTTTATGATAACTTTCCGTCATCACCATTCTACCTTGTTCCCAATAAAAATCGGTAGGTAAAAGTTTGTTCTTAGGGGTTATTTCTTTAATATGTAATTGGACAATCCAATCGTTAGATGCGTTTATATTCATTTAATTCTTCTTTCTCTGATTATAAAACGCTAACAATACTTGGTATGTTAGCGTTACATTATTTCCCCACGATATTTTTACCTCTCCCATTTTAAAGATTACTTTATTTCACATCCACCTGCACCACAAGCGATTTCACCACTTAGGTTTGTTTCATCAGAATGTTCAACAACTTTAGTTAAATCAATTGAATGTAACTTAGTTATCATCGCCTCAAATTCTTCTTTAGTACAATCGGTAAACGGTGCTTGGATATACGTTCCTCCATCATGTGGTAATACAGATAATCCATTATAGAAATCTCTGTTATTCCACATCCAATCTCCTGCTAAATCCCAATCTTCCGCCTTCAAACTAATTGTTGCCGATACGTTGTGCATATTTGAACCTCCTCTATGTCCTGGTCTAACCCATTCTTGAGTTACTTTTTTAACTCTCTCCAATAGTTGGAATGGACTTTCTGTTCTTAATATCGCTCCTTCAGGTGCCTTTTGTGGTACCGAAATTACTGCGGTATCGTGAGGTCTAAAAAATTCGTCTTCAACTAATTCTGGGTGAAATTCACTCAAATATTGGTAAATAGACTCATTTTTTCCAACACGAATTCTTCTGATATAATAATCATTATGCCAAGCATGAATCCCTGAAGATGTTCCTAAAGTTAATGATGTTGTTCCTGCAGGTTTCACTGTCGTAGTTCTTGCGGATTTATTAACCCCAATTAATTTAGCAACTCTTTCGTTTTCTTCTTTAACAATTTTTGCCGCTTCTTTCATGTTATAACCTAAAACAACTCCCGAACCGATTCCCGTCATAGAAACACCGATTAACGCGTCTTTCTCAGTTGTTCTTTTCCAAATATCTCTTAAATAATGGAAGTTAGTGTAACCTGCTTGTAATGTTCCAATAAATGCCGCCGCTCTAACACGGTTATTTAAATCTTCTTGTGATTCAATGTCAGAAACATTTACTTCACATAAATTACAGAACTGATTAGGTCTTAGTGCAATTTCACAACAAGGGTTTGTTCCCCAATCTTTATCATTTGTAAAATAAATTCCTGGTTCACCTGCTCCTGATGCCTCAATACGTTTCCATAAATCCATGAAAAATTCTTGGGTGATTTTATGTCTTAATAAAGCCGCTGAGTTATTCGCTCTACCTCTTTGTGGATTTGTCTCCCACCAATTACCCGACTTACAAGAAATCATTTCTTGGTCATCAGCACTAAACAATGAAATTAATGCCGCTCGTCTAATACCTCCCGCAAGAACTGCATCAGCAATATGACAAACCATATCATGAACTTCAATAGGTGTTAATCTGTCTCCATCTTGTTTTGATTCTAAAATTCCTTTTAATTTATGTAAACAATCTTTAAGTGGTTGAGGTCCTGGGGCCTTTCCTCCTGATGTAACAAGTTGAGCACCTTTCTGTCTGATATCTGAGAAATCAAAATCAGGTGTTGACACTTGTTCACCAAAATAGGATTTGAATAATACTTTAATTGCGTCTGCCCATCCTTCGATTGAGTCTCCGATTAAGTATCGTCTTTTTCTATTCTCACTTGGTTTTCTAATTTCAGGTAATTTTTCTACGTGGTGTTTTTGTACTGAGTAACCAACACCTGTTCCACCTAACAATAGGAACATTGATTCAGAAAATGCGTCCAAGTGGTCGATTGGTAAATAAGCACAGTTATAAATTCTATTTGGTGATATTTCAATTGGTTTTCCACCAAATTGCATTGACCTCATTGATGGTAATACTTTCTTATCATACACGAATTTATATACCTCTCTAATCTCATTTTCAAGAGATGGGTATTTTTTAATGTGCATGTTTATGTTTCGGGTTACTAATTCTTCCCAAGTTTCACGTCTGTTTAATTCAGGTACAAATTTTGCGTACTTCATATAGACTGTTAAGTCCGATAAAATCTTTTGTGATGCGTCCATAGTTCTACTAATTCTTATTTTTTTTTATTTTTTTGGTTATTGTTTTTCTCTTTCTTTTCTTTTATCAATCAAATCCTTGATTCGTTGTCTATTTCTTTCTTCTGTCTGTTCTTCAAGACCTAAGAATGTCACTGATGATTCTGTATCGATATCTAACATACCGTTGTCAAATTTACAGTTTTCAAATACAACACCGTCATCCCCAATTCTTGATTTAGTAATCGCAATTGTTGCCAATTTCATTTCTTTTTGTTGTAGTGATTTTGCCACGGAAATGATTACGTGTCCAACCTGAGCTTTCTTGATTGACCCACCCATTTGGTCTGTTGTTACAACCTCAGAAGATATTGAACTTCTGTTACCTTGAGTTGCCGTCCATCCTACTAAATTCATCTCGTGACACATCGCCTCAAAAGCTCTCATCACCGACCCTTCAGATTTCCATTCATCACCAAGGTTTTTGTTAGGTACCACACAATCAATATAATCGAGTAATACCATGTCAATCTTGATACCATCAGCCATCATTTTTCTGATTTGTCCTTTGATTTGTAACATAGTTACAGTATCTGATGGTAATTTTTTAAGTATTAACTTATTCTCCATTGAGTCTTTAATCTCTTTGACTTTAGCCATTACTTCTTCTTTCTTCGTAGTTAACTCATCAGGATGTACTTTCGTCCATAATGTGATGTGTTTTCTTTGAATGATTTTAGGGTTGTCCTCAAAAAATATTTGTAGAACATTATACCCTAAATTAAATGCGTGATTTGAGATTTTAGTTAACAATGTTGACTTACCAACACCTGTTGGTGCTAATACCACACCAATTTCTCCTCTCGCTAAACCACCTTTTAAGAGTCTATCAATACCTGGGATACCCATTGGTATTGGATGTCTATAATCCTCGTTTAAAACCTCATCTAAGTTGTTAAAAACGTCTTCCATACCATCTTCTCTCTCACCTACTTGTAACGCCTCTCTAACGAGTGTTTCCAAAGTATCGTAATTCTCAAACTCTCCCCCGTCAATCACTTTTTGAGCCTTAGTAATTGCTTTCTGTAACTCTTGTTGTTTACAGAATTTCAACGCTTTCTCTTGAACAAATTCTTGTCCCTCAGTCGGAGCATCTTTAATTTTTGTTAATGTATCTAACACAATTTTAGATGCCAACTCTTGTTGTAGTTCTGATTTTGTAATTTGTTCTAAAGTGTCAAACGTTGGGGTGTGTTCGTATTTGGAGTAGTACTCCTTTATCATTTGAAT